TTGGTGAGGAGACTTTCACGCGGAGTTTGGCGGAGGCGGGTTTGGAGTCGCATATGCGGGTTGGCCTGCCGAGGGTATCGAAGTCGGCACCGTACATGGTGACGATCCAGTTTGACGAGGGGCGTACCGAGCCTGGTGCGCCCGGAACGGAGGTAATGCTGTGAGTTCTAAACCACGAACGCGGGAGCATTTCCCGAAGATGAAGCAGCGCGGCCGGTACCGCGCATGTCGAGCCCCGAGAACGAACCTGTTCCCGGGGCTCGCTCGTACCATTGGGGTGTTCAACGCGTTGTCCGCTGCCCTGGTACTCACCAAGGTACAGATGGAGGCTCTCCTGCGTGAGGTGAGTATCAATGAAGCCATGCAGAAGTTGGAAGCCAGCATGGCGGCCCTCCAAGAAATGCACGCTCGCGATGACGAGAGGCGGGATCGCAAGCAGGCCGGGATCTCCGATTCAATCAACCGATGGGCTGGGCAGCCTGAGCGGACCATCCGCGGTGCTCAGGCATCCATGGTCCTGATTGATGAAACCCCTCTGCTTCGGGATGTTGCCGTGCGTCGGCCCTGGTGGAAGCTCTGGGCCCGCGGGTGAGGCGCGTCATTATCGAGTCCCCGTATGCCGGGGATATCGAGGCTAACACGGCGTATGCGCGAGCAGCGTTGCGAGACAGCCTGATCCGGGGTGAGGTGCCTTTCGCATCTCACCTTTTGTACACCCAAGCGTTAGACGACACCGACCCTGCAGAACGGGATCTCGGTATCCGCGCGGGCCTGGAATGGGCCGCCACCGCGCACGCAACCATCGTCTACCACGACCTAGGCATCTCGGCAGGCATGCAACAAGGCATCGAAGCCGCGGCCGCTGTAGGTCGTCCCGTCGAATACCGAACTTTGAAGGAGAACCCATGACCGAGATCCGAACAACCTCATCTACCGGAGGCCAGAAGGGCACCAAGCCCGAACGGTATGACCTGATACCGACATTCCCGCTGGCGGAGTTGGCGCGCCTGTACGGGGAGGGAGCGAAGAAGTATGACGACCACAACTGGGCCAAGGGCTACGAGCTGTCCAAGTTGTATGCGGCTTTGAGTCGGCATCTCAACCAGTTCTGGAACGGTATCGACCGTGACGAAGAAACAGGTGTGCTGCACCTCGCAAACGTCGCCTGGCATGCGTTCACCATGATGGAACTCCTCGCCGCACACCCGGAGTTCGATGACCGTCGAAAAGACGCCGTGCCAATCGACTGGTCAGAACCGCGCGCAGTTGAACCCGCGCCTCAGTTGGTGTCGATTGAAGTTGGTGACATTGTTTCAGTAAACATCCAAGGGGCGCTCTGGACCGGCGAGGTGGTTCCGGTTTCGCCTAGTAACATCTGGGTTCGTCAGCGCGCTCATTCCGCGAGCATTCCAAAGGCCTGCATCTACGAGCTCAACGGCCATCCTTTCAAGTGGGTGGGTGAATGAGTGACATGAGGTACCCGAAAAAGGGAACTTACTACTACGAGTTTCAGAAGGTCCCAGGCGGCTACATGTGGTTCTGGTTTGAAAAGAACCTCGACCCAGAACTTGGCTGTGACGGCGATAAGTCCCGTGTGTTCCCAACACGGGCAGAGGCGCTGCGTGATGCTGCTGATGACTGGGAGTCCAACGGCGGAGAAGTAACACCCCTCGCTCGAACGCTTCGGGCTGCCGCAACTCGAGAAGAAAGGCTAGCTGAATGACTCTTGCTGAGGCTGTAGCGTCGGTTACCTTGCCGGTGACGACGAAGGTGTTTACCGAGTCGGGTGGGCTGCACACGGTTGAACTGCCGTGCCTGCTTGAACAGATCCAGGACGCCGTGGTGTCGTCGGGCAAGGACAGCGCCGGCGGGGGAGGTGGGGCAACAACAGGGTCGGTTTTGAACAGTGCCGCGTTCGATGAAGCCACGTACATTAGACGCGTCATTGGGTCATGGCGAACCGACCTCGGGCTGAAACGCATCCCCGAACTGGTCCAGGCCCTCACAGACTGGCACATGGTCTTCACTCGCACGAGTGGGGACCATGACTTGTTTATCCGCGAAATCCAGTCATGGGCGGTGAAGATCAAACAGATCCTCGACCCGCCCAAACGGCTCGAAATCGTGGGGCCGTGCCCGGTGTGCCTCGAAACCCACTTCGTCAACGAGGAAGGCAACCCGACCGCGAACCCCGTGATCATCGAGTACCCCCGCGAGATGGGAGGCCTTGATGAAGCCCGCGCGCACTGCCGCAACCCCGACTGTGGGCACACATGGGTGGGCGAGATGGACCTGCGTGGACTCCGATACGAAATCGGGTAATCGAACACTAATTCGCAAGACACGCCATACATGTTGTGTTGAGTATCGAATCTGTGTACACTAGAACCACGTCATCTTAGGGTGCACAAAAACTCACAGAAAGGCCCTGGTACTTCGGTACCAGGGCCTTTTTGCGTTAACTTACGGCCAGCATCCATCAAGATAGAACGCCCAGACTCCCGCCAGCTCGCAAGGGTAAAGACGGAGAGCGGGCGACCAGCATTACACGAGTGTGGAGCTGGCCGTAATCGACTACCAGGGCAGGGGTGCCCGGTCATGGTGCGTGGCGCGCACTGGTAGAAAACGCCCGGATAGCCCACGTAAAGGGCGGGGTCGGGATCACTGGGGGTGTCCCGACCCCACACAACTTTGAAGGGGTCACATTGGCGCTCATGGATGATGCCGCTTACCGGGCGGACCTTGCAGGTGACCTGTCGAACGTGGCGATCGGTGCCAAGTACAGTGTGAATGAATCCACCGTGCGAAAGCACCGCCGGCGCATCAAGCCGGCGGAGGCCCCCGATGTGGTGATGGGGCTGCGGCATCGCGCCGTGACCACCGAGGATGCTCGGGAGTGGATTCGCGCAGGCGGCGACGACCCCGACGCGTACAACTTGAGCGTCCGGTCCATTGCCTACGGTGAAGGACTCTGGTCAAACCGGGTTAGCGCGACTCCGAAGACGGCATCCGGCGATGGGCCGGAATGGCCTGTAATCCAGCCCGCCCAGCCGGTGTACGTGGTTGTCCCGGAGATACCGGACGCGCCCGCTCGCGGCCTGAAACTCGCAATCAAGGGCGCAGATACCCAGATCGGTTTCCGGCAGCTCGCAGACGGCACCCTAGACCCCTTCCACGACGACCAGGCAATGGCCTTGTTTGTGGAAGTATGTCGCCGGTATCAGCCGGAGAAAATTCAGATCCTCGGGGACTTTCTCGACCTTGCCGCGCAGGGCCGCTTCGCTCAAGAGGCAGCATTCGCGCAGACAACCCAGGCGTCGATCGACCGCGGGCATCGGTTCCTTGCCGAACTGCGGGCCGTAGCGCCCCGATCCGAGATCATCGTGATCGAAGGCAACCACGACAAGCGCATGCAGAACTTCATCGAAGCCAACGCCCTGGCCGCGTTCGGGCTGCGGCGAGCGCAGATGCCCGGTTCTTGGCCTGTCATGTCGCTGCCGAACCTTCTGCGTCTGGACGAGCTCGGTATCACCTACATGGATGCTTACCCGGCCGCGACCGACTGGGACAACGACACCACACGCAACATTCACGGCACCAAGGCCAACTCTCGGGGGTCCACCACGGCGCAATACGTTACCGACCTGCCCCACATCAACACGTGGGCGGCTCACACGCACCGGGTGGAAATCACCTACCGGTCCGTTATGGGGCCGCGCGGAGAGGCCGTTGAATCGTATTCCGCTAATCCTGGCGCGCTATGCCGCACAGACGGGGCAGTGCCCTCGGTGAACGGCGCGATCGGTGCCGGGGGAGTGCCGGCGAAGGTGGTCGAGAACTGGCAGCAGGGCCTCGGGTTCAACTATTACAACGATACCGAGACATGGCCCGCCGTGTACCGCATCATCAACGGTGCGGCCCTCATCGAGGGCGTGCTGATCAAGGTCCCTGCTGAGTAGTCAGGGAATGGCTTGCGCCTGGCCTCATGGCTTGGCGTGGGCCCCAAAAGCTAGTGCTGAACCTCATGCATTGTGGGGGTAGGTGCTAACCCACCGGCCTTCGGGTCGGTTTTAGATGCATGTCAGGTGCGATCACGCGCCACCGGAACGCCGGATGCCATGCACGCGTGCGGCGGCACGGTAAACACGCACATTCCCGGGTAGCTCAGTTGGCAGAGCCCTTGACTGTTAATCAAGTCCGCGTTGGTTCGAGTCCAACCCCGGGAGCAATGCGAGATCGTAGGCAATCTCTGGCTCGCCTCGCAGAAGACCAGGTTTGTCGGTGAGTAAGTCCACCCATGTGGCCGCCGGCCTGGCACCTTTTATCGGAGGAATCATGGCCCACACTGATCGCGACAGGCGGGGACGACGTCTTTCTGGGAAGCGATGCCCGGATTCACAAAGCGGCGGGTGCCCATACTGCAAGACAGGTGAGTTCAAAAAGCGCCTTCGGCGTAAGTCGCGCAGAGAAGGAAAAGCTGCCGCGCAGGAATGGGAGTAACCGATGTTCTACGCGATCCTCTGCGGCCTGTATCGAGGGGCAATCTTCGGCGCTACCCGACGCATGGCAGTGCATCTGAAGCGCTGCCCGGACCCGCACTAGGCCCGACTGACCCCGTTTGGCATGGTACAAAGTCTCGAAAAACACGGGGTTAGACCATGCACGCGAAAGCCGTACCCGCGTAAACACGCGAAACCCGGCACCTTTTGTACCACCTAATACGTAAAGGAGCAGCACATGAGCGCCAAACACCGACTTGACTGGGCAGAGCTTCAACTCTCGCACTTTGACCAGCAACTCCAAGCTTTGCGGGAGCAGGTGGAAGTAAAGCCCCTTGAAACCAAGACCCCCAGTCGTATCCGCGTTCTCCTGAGCGAGTATGACCCCGTTGAACTGACAATCGATGAGTTCGAGCTTCATGACGACGGTGAGCTGGTGCTCAAGGTTGAGGGTCGCGCCGCTGCGGTATTCGCAAAGGGCGCGTGGTCAGGATTCGTGTCACTTGGGCAGAGTGAGCCCGAGCAGCAAGAGAATGCTGAACAGCCCGGGTTGAGCGAGGCTGAGCAGGAAGCCGACTATCAGGCAGCTAAGGCCCGACGCGATCTTGAGTTCAATTCCGCACGCCCTACTCACGTAGACGGTGAAGGGGACTGGCGGCTCACGCCAGGGGAGCACGTCGGCGATGACTGACCTCGCCTGGAAGAACCCTCACGGCGAGTACATGGTGTGCCTGCATGGGATGACGGCTAATGCTTGTTGTGGGCGTGTGGCTTACGGGGAGTGTGCTCGCTTCTGGGGTCGGGAACGTAGCCGGGGAAGTCGGCTCTCGTTGGACTCTAAGCGAACCTGTTTGAAATGCGGAACAACCAAGACCACCCTTCAGGTGTGGAAGTAGGAGGTGGGCCCAATGAGTGACACCCCTATATATGACGGCTTGGCCGACGCTGCAAAAGGTGTACCTACTACTCGGAGCATCGAGCAGTGGAACGCAACCCAGCGCACACACTCGCCAACTGCCGGGGGCCTCGTGTCCGGCCCCGTACGGTTAGAGCGCATCGCACCTGAGGACATGTCGCCAGCCGTCCATGTACGCCGGACGGTAACCCTGGGTGAGACCACGGGTACCGCAACCATTCACTACCCCAAGGAGTAAAAACATGGCTGAAGCAATCGGTACCGCAAACATCGAGCTCGAAGTCCGAGCCCGCGTGACTGGAGGCGAGTTCCAGACCGTCGCAGAGGGTGAGTTCGAAACGGCCCTCGCATTCACCGGAGGAAACGTGACCACACCCGGGCTAGTCTCGGACCTTGGTGAAGCGATCAAGGCCGTTGGATCTGAGCTCGAAGCGAAAGAGGCCACCTCATGACTGAACAGGCCAAGAACCCACGCCTCCGAATCATTCAGGTCGGGGAGCAGGTGATCGGTAACGTGAGAACCCCCAAGCTCGCGATCATTCTTGACCGCCTCGATGCGGTGCAGGGGCAGTATGAATATGCGGTAAGTCTCGACAAGGGCTCGGACCACATCTTCCTTAGCTTTGGTGTCGAGTATGACCTCGAAGTAAGCAGAGGGGCATAGCTATGGCTTACGACAAGGAACAGTTCGACGCGATGGTGGCCGGGCTGAATACTCAGGACATCCCGGGCATACACAAGGTAGCTAAGCCGCGTCTGCGGGCCGGCCAGGTAGTCGGTCGCATCATCGGCATCACCATTGCCTCCCTGGTGGGGGTGGCGGCTGTATCGCTGCTGGTATGGGGGATCACTACTATATGGGGTGCGATCCTCTCCTAGCGGGGCTGCCCTCCAACAAACCCCCGAGGGGGTGTCTAAACCCGGAGGGGGTCTCGGTAACCCCGGGGCCCCCATCAAACCCGGGAGGGGCACACAAGCAGGCAGGGCGCTTACGGGGCGTATGGCAGGGAGGGTGATCATGGGTAGCGGATTGAATGACCCCCACTACATAACCCGGAGGGACGCTCTCAAGCGTCTGCGTCTTGACTGTTGGATATGCGAACAACCCATCAACTACGACGCACCTTACACGCACAAGGACGCGTTCACCGCTGATCACGTCCAAGCACGATCAAAAGGCGGCTCGCTATACGGCGAACTCAAGCCAGCACATCGAGGCTGCAACTCAAGACGCGGGAACCGCGGCACACAGGTCACATCAACACCAAACACTGCGATGAAATGGTGACCCCAAACATTATGAACAACACAAAACGTGGCACAAAAAAGCGCCTGCGAGGGGTGGGGGGCCTCCCCTCCCCCCGGGGTCGCCTCCGACACTCCGCGCTTTAGTCATATGTGTGCGCGCTTGACACTGGTTTGACATTGACACGGTTTTGACATTGGAGGTTGGTGTGCCTCGAGAGTTGAAACCGTGTGGAACTCCGGCAGCGTATCGGCGTCATCTGCGTGTGCCCGAGCCCGCATGTGATGCGTGCAAGGCTGCGGTTTCTTCGGCGAAGATGGATCGCCTCGATGGGGATCGGGATACACGGAAGTTGAGCGCGATCGCTCCTGCCGTGCCTGCGCCCACCGCTGAGGTTGCGTCCGGTTCGAGCAGCGGCGATGAGTACGACCAGTTGACGGATGCAAAAGAAAACTTGCGGCTTGTGAAGGCCGCGCTGGAAGAGGCTGTGCCTCGTGAAGTTTCGGCGTTGTCCAAGCGCCGGCAAGAGCTTGTGGCGTTGATTTCCGAGCTCGGCGGCAAGAAGGAGGTCTCGATTGCAGACCAGCTTGCAGAGCGCCGGGCAGCTCGTAGGAGAGCAGAACCCGAGGCTTCGGCTACTTCCTGACGTTTACGATCCGATCCTGTCGGCTGACCGTGCCGATGACATGGTGGGCATCGCGGAGATCGCCGGGTTGTATCTGGACCCGTGGCAGCAGATCGGGGCGGAATCACTCACCCTGACTCGCGCCGATGGTCGTTGGGCAGCGTTTGAAGCGTTCGTAGCTGCGAATCGACAGCAGGGCAAGGGAACAATTATTGAGGCTCGCCAGTTGGCGGGCCTTTTTGTGTGGGAGGAAACCCTTCAGGTCTACACCGCGCACGAGTTCAAGACTGCGCAGGAAATGTTTCTTCGGATTCGGCAGCTTGTCGAGGCGACCCCCGAGCTTGACCGACTGGTGCAGCGCATCCGTACCGCTGATGGTGAAGAAGCTATCGAGACGAAGAACGGGTGCCGGCTGAAGTTCATGGCCCGCTCGAGTTCGTCGGGGCGAGGGTTTACGGCTCCGACCTTGTACCTCGATGAGGCCATGAAGCTGAAGCGGCGCATGCAGGCCGCGATCATGCCGACGATGTCGGCGCTGTCGTTGAAGGAATCGACGCAGCTCATGTATTTCTCGTCTGCGGGAGAGCAGGATTCCGAGGTGCAGGAGAGCGTGCGCGAGCGCGCCCTGTCTGGGGATTCTAAGCGTCTGGTTTATGTCGAATGGTCCGTGCCCCGCTGGGATGAGCTTTCGGCTGCCGAGCGAGCACCGTGGCCGTCCCCGGTCGAGTATCGCGCCGACCCTGAGATCCACCGCCGCGCGAACCCTGGATGGAACATTCGCCTCGACCCGGACTTCGTTCTCAACAACGAACTTGAAGCGATGGGCCCGGAACAGTTCGACCGTGAGCGGTTGGGCATCTGGGCGAAGATCGGCGGCGACGGGGTTATCCCGGTCGGTGACTGGCTGGACGCCGCCGGTGACCCGCTCGAGGTCGAGACCGCGGCGCGTGAGTGCGGACGCATCGCTTTCGGGGTGGATATCCCGCCGGCGCGTGACTCGGCGACGATTTCACTCGCTGCGGATCTCGGTGATGGCAAGTTCGCCGTTTTCGTCGTGGACCGCCGCGAGGGAGTCGGATGGGTACCAGACCGGCTGGCAGAGCTCAAAGAGGCATGGAATCCGATTGCGTGCGTTTTCGATGAGCTTGCCGCTACCGGGACGCTGGTTCCCGAGGTGCGGCGTGCGAAGGTGCGTCCCTTGCTGATCAAGACGCGTGAGCTTGGACATGCCTGCGCCCGCTTCTACGACTCGGTAGTTACTCCTGGCCCGGATGGCGAAGGCCGCGTGCTGGTGCACACCGGACAGAAGGAGCTCACCGACGCGGTGAAGTCCGCTGGCAAAAAGACCATGGGGTCCGACTCCGTTTGGAAGTGGGCCCGCACCGGCGAGGCGGATATCGCCCCGCTGATTTCAGCAACGTTGGCGCTGCATGTTTTGCAGAGCCGCAAGAAGACGACAAAGACGGCTGGTAGCGGCGGTCGAATGATTGTGATGGGGTGACCGTGCGAAGTCTTACTGAGGATGAGCAGAAGCTGTTCAACAAGATGCTGGACACGATTCATCAGAAGAAGCGCCGCAATACTCTGCGGTCTCGGTATGCAGACTCGAAGCGGACGTTGCAGCAGGTTGGCATCTCGATCCCTCCCGAGATGCAGGATTTCCAGGCGGTGCTCGGCTGGCCTGAAAAGACTTGCTCGGTCATGTCTCGACGGATTCGCCCTCGAGGGTTTGCCTCGAGGGACAAGAGCACCCTGCTTGATAGCGTCAAGGATGAACTCCTGACTGCCGATGCAGTGTTGGCCGAGAAGCACGCGATTGATGCGTCAGCTCGGCATGGTGCAGCGTTCGTATTCACCTCCCGAGGTGATATCGGTGAGCCCGAAATCGTGTTCTCGGTTCGGTCTGCGCTTTCGGCTACGGCTATTCGTGATCCGCGATCGCGTCGAGTGTTGGCGGCTCTCGAGATCGCAGATGGTGTCTGGAACATGTGGCTGGATGGCAAGGTGCTTGTCATTGGACGCGACCAGAACCAATGGGGCGTGATTTCAGAACTGACGATGACTCCTGGCCGGGTTTACTGCGTCCCATACATTTTTGGTGAGTCCCTGGAAAGCCCGTTCGGGCGCTCTCGGATCACTCGCCCGGTCATGGCCCTAACCGACATGGCGGTCCGGGTCATGCTGCGCCAAGAAGTGTCGGCGGAGTTCTTTAGCGCTCCACAGCGGTTCATGCTCGGCGCGACCGAGGAAATGTTCACGGGCCCGAACGGGGAGCTACGCACAGGCTGGGAGAACATTCTTGGCCGGCTTCTCGCTGTCCCCGACCCTGAAGATGATCTGGGTGAACGGCACCGGGTACAGGTGGGTCAGTTTGCGCAGCAGTCGATGCAGCCTCACAGCGATCACCTGCGGACCGTCGCGATGATGTTCTCTGGTGAGACCTCGATACCTGCTGGGTACCTCGGCATTCTGCACGACAATCCGGCTTCCGCGGACGCTATCAACGCGTCCGAGGCTGACCTGGTGTCGATCGCTGAGGAACAGTTGCCGTCGTACAGCGCGGCTCGCGTGGACTTGGCCCGGAACGTGGCCGCTCTGCTTGCGGGGGAGTACACCGAGAGCATGGCGAAGGACCTGTCCAAGCTGACCTCCCTGTGGCGGTCTCCTTCGACGCCGACGCAGGCTGCAACTGCGGATGCGACGTTGAAGCGGGTCACTGCGTTTCCGTGGATGGCTGACTCGGATGTTGCCCTGGAAGACATGGGATATGACGGTCCCACGCTCGAGCGGTTGAAGTCGGACCGGGCGCGCGCGCAGGTCAACACGCTGCTTGGCTCGTTGTCTGATCGAATGGACGCAGCCGGCAATGATGCAGAAGTAGGTGCGGTTGCTGGACGACGCACCGAGGACTCGCCATCTTCGGCCGAGGACGCTCAGACGTTCAAAGCCAAGTTCGATGCGCTGGGCGTTGCAGTGCGTGCCGGCGTCGATCCCGAGAACGCGGCTAGCTTGCTCGGTTTGAGCGGTATCAAGTTCACTGGCGCAGTGCCGGTGTCGCTGCGTATGCCGACCGACGAGAGCGCCGGGCTGGAAGAACGATGACAACGGCGGCACAGGTGGCGCGGTTTCGTGTTGCGACGGACGCTCTGACTCTTGCGGCGACGGGCGAGGCTGTGGCTCTCTTTCGGGAGGTGTCGCAGCCTAACCCTGTCGCGGTGAGAAAGGCGCTCATCAAGGGGCTGCCGGCGGTGCTGCAACCGTACATTACGGCATCGGGGGAACTGTCGGCGGTCTGGTATGAGGATCTGCGGCGGGAGGCTGTCGGGCCCGGGTTTTATGCCAAGCCCGTCGATGCTCTGCCCGCTGGCCTGGTGTCTGGGATTGCCCGGCATGTGGTTTCCCCGCTGTTTGGGCAGGGGACAGCCACGGTGGCGTCTCTGCTGGCCGGCAGCGTGCAGAAGGCCGTGGCTGGCGCGGGGCGATCCACGATCGATTCGAACGTGAGGCGAGACCGGGCGAAGGTCACTTACGCCCGGACTCCCCGCGCGGGCTGCTGCGCCTGGTGCGCGATGCTCGCCAGCCGTGGCGCGGTCTACGGATCATCCGAATCGGCCGGCGGCGAAGCGCTCAAATATCACGGGTTATGCAGATGCACCGCGACTCCCATTTTCGATGGACAGACGGTTCCCTACGACCTGGCGAAGTACGAGGAAATGTACGCCGCCATGAGAGATCCCGAAACCGGGACCCACGACCTTTCGAACATACGTTCTAAATACGGCATTCGATAGCCCACAATCCACCGCCTCACGGGGCGGTTTTTTCATGCCCAAAAGGGCGCACGTAAGCACTCGCGACGGTCAACAGCGAGGTGAAGGAGAACAGCATGAGCGACATCGAGAACGGCACGGAAAACAACACGGGCGGTAAAGCAGAGTTCACGCCTCCTGCAACCCAGGAAGAGCTGAACAGCCTCATCGCTGGTCGGCTTGAGCGGGAACGTGCTAAGTACGCCGATCACGAAGAGCTGAAGGCCAAGGCCGCAAAGCTTGCCGAGATCGAAGCCGCGAACCTCACGGAGCTCGAGAAGGCAAACGCCGCTGCTGAAGCCGCGCGAGCCGAAGTCGAAGCCGTGAAGGCGAAGCTCGCCGATCGGGATGCAAAGGATGCTCGTGCGGCACTGGTCGCGGAGGTATCCAAGGCCACTGGCGTCCCAGCGGAACTCCTTCATGGCGAGACCAAGGAAGAGCTTGAAGCTCACGCTGTGGTCCTCGCGAAGTACGCCGGCCGAAAGGTCGATGTGGTGCCGACCGCAGGGAGCGGCGGAGAAGCCACGTCGGGTGGCGGCATGGCTGCTGGGCGCGAGCGCGCCCGCAAGAAGTAACTGACCTTTTCCAAATCTTTGAAAGGAGATCCTGATGGATCTGACTATCACCAAGGAAAGCTACGGCGGTTCCAAGCTGTCCTGGCTTGGATCGCGTCGCGGCGTTGATACCGCACGCACCGTAACCATCGATCGCACCAAGCTGACGCCCGCGCAGGTCACTGCCGGCGTTCTGCCTGCTGGCACTCCGCTTGCGGCGTCGGCCAACAAGGTCGCACCGTACACCGCCGCTGAAGGACAGGTCTTCGTGGGCTTCCTGCTCACCGACCAGGCCATCAAGCCCGGCGGCGGCGACATCGTCGCCCCGCTGCTGGACCACGGCCGCGTAATCGTGGCGAAGCTTCCGGTGGCTTTCACCGCACCCAGCAACGCGACTTCGTTCGTATTCGTCTAAAGAAAGGGGAATAGCACATGGCACTTTGGACTGATGTTGTTGATCCCGTAGAGCTCACCGGGTACGCCCGACAGACCCTCGAGGATTACGAGGCAAGCAAGGGATCGCTCGCGCGGTTCCTCCCGAACAAGACCATTGACGACATCGTGGCGCGTTTCCAGCGTGGCCGGGGTGGCCTGACCGAGGTTGCAGAGTACCGTGCGTACGACGCTGAGACCTCGGTCGGCGATGTTGAGGGTGGAGAGCGTGTGACGCTCGAGCTGCCCCCGCTGGGCCGCAAGCTCCGCAACACCGAGTACGACCGTATTCGCGCCCGTGGAAACGTCACCGACGAGTCGGTGCGCCCGACTATCGAGAAGTACGCCGGCCAGGTCGCCCGCGCAGTGTCGGACCGAATCGAGTTTGAGCGTGGCCGCGTCATCGACACCGCCAAGGTTGACATTAGCGAAAATGGCTTCATCGCTAAGGCTGATTTCGAGCGTCGCGCCGACTTCTCTGTTACCGCTGCGAACCTCTGGTCTGCTGCTGATGCTGACCCGCTGCGTGATATCGAAACCTGGCGTGCAGCTTACGTCGAGGAGAATGGCGAGGAGCCGGGTACCATCCTGACCTCCACCAAGGTTCTCAACGCTGCACTGAAGTCGGCTGCGGTTCGCGCGCTGGTTGCGGGTTCGGGCCCGGCCCCGACCGTGATCACTCGCGAGACCTTCAACACGATCCTTGCATCGTTTGGGCTGCCGGCGTTCGAGATCTTCGACCGTCGCGTGAAGCGAGGCGGCGCGAACGTCCGCGTAACCCCGGACGACAAGGTTTACCTGCTGCCTGCGGCAACCGACCCGAACGACCCGGAGGGCACTGACCTCGGCGCTTCGTTCTGGGGCACCACGGCCGAGGCCTCCGAGCCTGAGTACGGTATCCCCGTCGAAGAGCGTGGCGGTCTGGTCGTCGGAACCTACAAGAGCCTCGACCCGGTGGGTGTGTGGGTTCACGGTGCAGCGATCGGCCTGCCGGTCCTGACCAACCCGAACCTCTCGCTCGCGGCGAAGGTTCTCTAGCTAGTCCGTTGGGGCGGCCGGTTCGTGCCGGCCGCCCTTCATGGTGGGAGGTTTTATGTCGAGGATTCGTTTGGATCTGGTTGGCGCTGTCTGGGTTGATGGCGTCGCTTTGCTGGCTGGCGACGAGGTGCCGGAGGGTGCCGTTGTTGGCGAGCATGTGGTTGAGCCCAAGGGTGAAACCGAGGCGGTCGAGGTAGTCGAGACCGTG